TGCCAATGTTCTAGTATACCTATATCTATAGTCTCGCCAAAAGGTCCAACCTTTTCTGTTTCAGGTGTGTCGAATACAGGTATTCCATTAGAATCAATGAACCCCTCGTAGTTCCATTCCATAGGTATGAATAAAGAATATAGTCCCGAGCTTGTCTGTCCATTGCGGTTTCGTTTTGTAACATCTGAAGCTTTGTATAGTTTCTTAAAATTATCTCCTCCTTTGTCTAAAGCGTTTGATGTTGATCCCATCATACACTTACCTATTACTCTACTACCTAATCTAAGGGTGGTTTTCGTAACACGCCAGTTGTTGAGGATGTTGTTCGGCCTCTCCCATTTACCTGATTCGTCGTGGACGAGGAGTTTGAGTTTCTCCCCATCATAGGAGTTGTCACCGGTGTTCTTCCAGTCGATCGTCGTATCGAGCCCTGATAGCGTCTCGGTTTCGGTCTGCTTGGTTGTTCTAACGATGGATCTTCTGGTAAGCTTGGAGGCGGGTACACGATAGGCAAGTTCCGTCTTGGGCCTGTCCATACCGTCTTGGATTGGGGAAAAGAAAAATGGGTAGTTAACAGAAATGGGTACCACCTTATCTGTGAACATCTTTTTAGCATCGGGGCCAGATTTGGACAGTATCCCAAACCGTGAGTCGGTTGATATTGTCGCCATGTTAACGCACTCCCCGGACGCCATGAATGAAAAACCTGAGCGTCGATTCTTGAGATAGCACATTCCATATGACCTGGCATCAGCTTTACAAGCTTCCCAGAATATATAGAATAATCTATTTGCTTCTCGAAAGTCTGGCTGCCCAACATCAATCTTGGACCACTGCAAGTACATGTAATGAGTACCAGTAATATAAGTAGGCTCACCTTTGTTAATAAAGCTGAAACCTTCTTCACGATACTTAAACTCTGTGTCAATATACTCATACCATTTATCTTTAAATTCATCAGGGTAATCTCTCCAATCAAATACAGTCTTAATTCTTTTAAGTTCTTTTGGATATTCAGTAACCTCCCATCTATCTTTACTGAATTTTACTGGGTTTATAATCTTAGGTAAAGCTATTTTTAAATTCTGTATTTCATATACTTCACCTATTTGCCCAGTCTTACTTATGACAACAACATCATGTTCTTTGTTGTAACCATACTTCCATTTTTTAGACTTATTAAGTCTCTTAATGGTATTTATTTTTATAGGTTCTATAACCTTGAATAACTGTTGCTGATACATTACTTAGATCTTCTTTCTGCAAAACCACCAAATGAAGATTCTTTAGTCTCTTCCTTAGGTTTATTGTTTAACATATCCTCTTCTTCTTGTATTCTATTTAGTATTTCAAAAGCATCGAATATAGCTAGCTTTTTTGTTGCAGCAGCATTCTTTAACCTATCAGCTGATATATCATCATCTGAATCAACTATAGCTTCTTTAGCAACCTTTATTAACTCTTCAACTGCTTTATGCCCAGCTTGGATTATATTCTTTTTCGTCTCCTTGATATTCATATCTAATAGTTAGTGACTGAGATCTAACTCTATATAATCTTTCATCATCTACTATGAACTCGTATTCACTACCAGGAGTAAAACCAACTAAATCACCTTGTTGTATTTGTGAGTCGAAGTGTTCATCAAGATACTTTACGACACCTATACTAGGTAATTCCTTGTTTAGATTAAAAATATTATTAGATTCAATAGGTTTAACAAATGAATAACCTTTAGGTGCTTTCCACTCGTTTTTGTTTTTATATAAAAATATCTGGTCAAAAGAACATAAATAATTATCATCATCTATATAACTCTTGCCATTCTTTTCCACTCCTCTAACGTCATGATACCTTCTAAAAACATTGTGATGAACAATGACTTGATCACCTATACTAATATTAGTGTCACCTGTTATAGGTAAGCTTTTAACTATTGCTAGCCTATTTACGTTTTGATGTGTGAATATTTGCGTGTTTAGTATTAAATCAACGCCATCTATATTTTTAGTGTTGTTGTATCTGTCGCCTACTGGCTCAACAACAAAATCAAATATGCTCTTCATTAATACTCTAGATTATACTCTATAGCTACAGCCATATTTTTATTAAAGTCTTTCCAAGGTAAAACCTCGTCAGCTTTTTTAATAAATATACTAAACTTGTCATCTTCTTCTGTTATATGACAAATAGTATGCCCGCCGTAGACCTCTTGGCCCACGGCATAATGCATAGCTTCATTTTTATAATCTTTACCGATACTAATCTTTCTTATCAGCTTCATCTTGCGGTAATTCAGATATTGATCCATCTTGAATATTTACAGATACTTGACCATACTCTTCTTCCAAGGAAGATTGCATTCCTCTTAGTTTAGACTGAAGTTGACTAACACCTTCCAACATTATAGATTTTTGTGTTTCAAGTTGACCTATAGATAGTTGGCTTTTGTTTATCTCGTTGACTAGAGATTGTAATTCTTTTAATTGTTCGTCTGTGATTTTATCCGCTTTTGGAGTTAAATCGATTGTTTTTTCTGCCATAATTTAATTTAATTTAATTTAATTTACTGAATTGGTTCTTGCTCTTCTTTTTCACCCCAAGGAAAAGCTTCTTCTTTTGTTATAGGGTTTTTTTGATTTTCTATATCTTTTACTATATCTAATTTTACTGACTCTATAGGATAAAGTGTTTTTACAGCTTGTAAAATAAAATCCTCTGTTAAGTCTTCGTAATTTACAAAGTTATCTAAACTAGGTGTTATTAGAGGACAAACACCATAGTGCACGCTACTATATATTACATCGTCTATAAGCTCCTCTCCTATCATTTCAAATCCAACGCTAGAAACAACATTGTTGAAAACTTCGTCTTCAATTTTGAAAACGCTTTGTTTTTGTAGGTTTTTTATAATGTATTTATATTTTACTGCCATTTTTTTTACTTTATTTATTG